ACTGCAGGAATAGTTTATGCGTGGTTAGTTTGGGAGAAGGGATATCGAGGGAAACCTATGATAGAATGGATTGATAACCAGAAATTTGTTCTTAAAAAATCAGATTTAAAGGAAAAGTGATGGATATATTAACAGTAGAAGATATTAAAAAAATATTTGATAATTTTGAGGTAGAAGGGTTTGAATATAGAAAGCAACATAGCGACAGTGATTACGATATTATCTATATTACGGAATTCAGTAAATCATACTGGTATATTGCTAATATAAAACAGTGGGGATATTATCCTCATTTTCTAACTAGAGTCATTGAAGGGATAAATAAAAAGTCGAATATAATGATAGATCAAACAAGTGGATATATATCTTCAATATATTTTAATTTAAAAACTAAAACTCAACATCCAGAAGGATTTGACTTGTCAGTATTTACTCCCGACCAAGCAAAAACAAAAGCAATTAAATATATATTGGAGCAATTATGAAAAAAATATATGTAAGCGGTGCTATGTCTGATCTTCCAGATCTCAATTGGCCTAAATTCGATTATGTCTCTGAGGAATTAAGACAACAGGGTTACGATGTAGTTAATCCTGCAGATATTGCACGGGGTCTCTCTATTCCAGATTCAATCCAGGGTGAGAAAAGATATATAATTTATATTAAAGCTGATCTTAAAGCCTTAATCGATTGTGATTGTATTTATATGCTGTCTGGTTGGGAAGGCTCAAGAGGTGCTAATATGGAGTATGATTTAGCCGTGACTTTAGGCCTTGAAATAATATTTGAAGATCAACCTGTTAAAACTATATTAACTAAAGATAAAGCCGTATCTGAAATGGTTCGAGTTAATGACACTAAAAATAAAGCTCAGAAAGTTGTTGATAGCTGCAATAAATATTTAACAAAACTTAAGTGGGAATTAATAAAGATAGAGGATAGGGTTTATGAATAACTACTATTTACAACAGCGATATTTAATGTAATAATAATTTATCTAGTAATGAGAATTGCCTCCAGGCTTTTCAATTTTATAGTACCTCACTTGATCCAAGTTTAACCGCTTGGATCTTTTTATTTATAAATAAAAAAAAGCTCCCGAAGGAGCCTTGTATTATTGTTTATTTTGGTTTAAAAAATCTTTTGCTACTATCTTCTGATTGAAAATTTACTGGATTATTTACTCCGTAATCATAATTATTATCTTCAACAACTCCTTTCCCTTTACATTTATCACAGGTTTTACCACTTCCCATATAGCCACACCAAACTATTATTATTTTCATGCCATTACATTTAGGACATTTTTTATCCATCAATTACTCCCTCATTAACATTACCCACAACTCTCTCGATATCTTCTATTACATCCTGGTAGTTCCACTCTGTTTCAGTACCTAGAGATACAAATATAACCCCTAGAGTCTCGTCTGAGAATTTAACCTCGCAGTTTCCTACTCCAGCGATATATACAATATCCCCAACAAACACCATTTGATCTTCTATAATTAGGCCGATAAACTCTTCTGGGTATTTAACATGTTTAGTGTTTTCATAGTAACTTAGATTATAAGTAGTGCTGCAACTCTTAAAAGGAAGATGATATTTTTTCTCTCTAGTATTCCATACTCTATATTTAATACTTTTCATTATTCACTTCCCTTATATAAATAAAAAGTCTTATCATCTGTATTAAATTTGTCCATAGTTGGTTCTATTTCATACCACCAATCATTAAAGTAATAACCTTCTTCTGATCTGATTTTTCCAGCATCGTCTATCCACACATATTCTTTAGGTGAAAACCCTTCCCTACAAACCTTTTCACCTTTTTCCATAGCCTTTAAAGCTTCTTCTTTTGTTAAATCACCTTTGTACATATTTTAACCTCACTGTATTTAATATGAGTTAAGAATAGCATTAAAGATTATATAAATCAATAATTATTTGTAATTATTTGTTTACTTAAAGTAATTATTAGTTTAAGGTTACTTTATGGAAAAGAAATATTTAACAGTAATAGAGGTCGGCGAAATATATGGTATTAAAAGAAATGCTCTATATAAGCTATTTAGAGAGAAAAAGTTATCTAAGTATTTTATGAATGGTACCAAGGTAAGTGTAAAAGAATTAGACGAATACGCTGAGAGTGTAAAGGAGCCTGTCGATGAAGAATGAATTAGATATATTTGATAAAAAAATGACAGTGGAGGAAGTGGCTTCTGTATTTGAATTAAGTCACGAAGCAATTAAAAAGTGGATAAGAGAATTGTTTCCAGATAAAATGAAAAACGGTGTAAAAACATTATTGACCGAAGAAGAAGTAACTATTATAAAGTTAAAATTGCGACCTACAACAAAAGTTGTAGCTAATAAAACCCAACTAGAAAAGAATCTTTTAATACAACAAGCTTTTGGATTCTTAAAAGAACAAGAAGAGTCTTTGCGATTAGAATTAACAGAAGCTAAAAAGCAATTAACTTTACAAGCCCCAAAAGTAAAACTTGCAGAAGAGTGTATTAGGGATAAAGATAAACATTATTCAATAACTAATGCAGGTAAACAGCTAGGATTAAAAAGAACTTTTATCTTTAATTTAATGATAGAAAAACACCTATTAACATCTGAAAAATTACCAACTCAACATGCATTAAATAGGGATTTTATATCTTTAAGAACTAACACTATAGGTGGTAAAAATTACCCTCAAGCCGTGATGACTATGGAGAACATTTATAACTTTAAAAAATCTTATGAAAAGGACTTTATTAATGGCTCAGTCTAACAAAAGATACTTCAATACGTTCTTCTATGAAGACCCTTATATTGAAGACTTAGATAGCAGTACAACGTTATTATACCTAACTATGATATTAAACCCTCATAACAATTTGGCAGGAGTTTACGAGATATCTATTAGGAAACTAATGAATTATACCAAGCTTTCAGAGGATCAAGTTAAGATCGGAATTCAAAAATTAACCGAAGATAAGAAGATTCTCTTCTCTGGAAACTGGTTAGCTTTAAAGAATTTTATCAAGAATAATGAGCTAAATCCTAACATGTGTAAAAAGGCTTATGACATAATGGCCGTCGCTCCTAGAGATAAGATAGTATTCATATTATCTGACTCAAATGGAGGGATAGAACCATGGGTAACAGCCTTTACTCAGAAGGTAGAATCGGGGATAAATTCAGCAATTGATTCCCAAAACAGAAACGCAATGAGTTATGCTAAGAAAAAATCCTTAAATCTTCCTTTGGATAAATCTCATAGGGTATTTAATATACAACACCTTCTAAAATCACTTTTTAGTGCCTCTAAACCGTCTCTAGAGGGAACCATTGGGGGAACCATCCCAATTCAACAGGGGGATACACTGGGGGAATATAAAGAAGAAATAGAATATGAATATAAAAAAGAAATAGAAATAGAAATAGAAATAGAAGAGGAAACGCAGGAGTTGACTGATCAGCAGGTTGTGGATAACTTTTCAAAGCTAAATAAGATTGTAGGTAATGCTGTAAAAAAAACTGATAGTAAATACAAACCTTTTAACCCTAATGAAAACAGGATTGTCCAATGAACCCAGATAGAAAAATAAAAGAGCTACAGAAAAAAGTGGACAGTTATGAATCTGGATCTATGAAAAGTTTATTCAACGTTACCTCTGAGAATAAAAAGAAATTTAAGATTGCACTAAGAAGATATGATGGAAGATTTTCTTCTACTTCTGAATTTGTTAAATTTTGTATTAAGCAGCAGACTAAAATGAGTTTTAAAGAATTTTGTGAGATGGGAGAGTAATATGGGTGAGATGCAAAACGGATATGAGCCAAAGGGTTCAAATGATAAAGAGTATACAGCGCCAAAGGGAGGAAGTGGAGAAGTGGATAATAAACAATCAGAAATGGATTTAAGAATGTGTTTGGCTACTATATCGGGATATCATTCAGATAAATACTCTACTCAGCTTTTAATAACTAAAGCGATGGATTGTGTTACTGAGTTGACTAGTGAGATTGAACAATTAAAACTAGAAGATCTAAGAAAAGAGGAATGCATAAACCTTCTAAACAAACAGGTAGAAAACTTGAGTGATAAGTGGATTAGCGCTAAGAATGAATTGCCAAAAATAGGACAAAAAGTTTTATTATTAACAGACGATACAGTCCAGGAAGAAATCTATATGTACGATGAATCCGACATTAACGACTGGACTATTTGCCAGTTTTGGAGTCGGGAAGATGTTGATAATAATAAAGTATTAGACATTAATGACAAATGGCAACCATTACCAAAATCAACAGAGTAGTAGTACAAATAAACACACAGGCTTCATGGGGTCGCTAGTTGATAAAGTACTCGTTTAAGTTAAAGCGATCGTTCTATGGTGATATATCAGCGTTATAGATAATTTGTAATATACGTGAATTTGGAGTAAAATTATAGTGCATGGGAGGATTGAACTATGGGAAAAGATAAGGATAAAAAAGAGGTTGAAATAAACCAAAGGCAAAAAGAGTTTTGTCGATACTATGTAGAAACTAAGTGGAAAAAAGAGGAAGCTGCTATTCTTTCGGGATACAGTAAAAAGACCGCTTATTCCCAGGCAAATAGGTTGTTGAAAAATGTTAGAGTGCAAAAATACCTCAATGGATTGATAGAAGATGATCTCGGAATGCAACGAGGCCAACTTAGGCATAGGGTGTTAACTGAGCTTGAAGCGATTGCTTTTGCTGATACTTCTAATGATATCAATGTTGTGACTAAAACCGAAGAAGTCCCTATTAAAGACGAAATGGGGAAGCCTACAGGTGAGACTGAAACCAAGGAATACCAAGTTGTCGAGATGATAGATACTAAGAATTCTAATCAGACTAAAGCGATTAAATCTATATCTCAAGATCGTTACGGTGTTATTAAAATAGAATACTATGATAAAGATTCTGCTCTGGATAAATTGGCGAAATACGGTGGTCTTTATAAAGATCAAACTGTGATAGTCGATAATTCAACAGATAATTCTGTTACAAATATAATTGATTACAGTAGTTTAACAGAAGAAGAAAATAAGCAGTTGTTTATGGATGCTTTAAATAAAGATAAATAGAGGTGAGGTGAAAAAAATGGGATACAGTGTGTATTGGGCTAATGATAGATGGCAGGGGTATGATATTCCAGCTTATTGCGATGTTAAGGGCTGTGAAAATAAGATAGATCGGGGTATGGGTTATCAACATGAGGAAGATAACGAGGGATCTACTCCTAATGTATTTTGTTGCAATGACCATATAGATGAACCATTAGTTAATTTAGAACTAGACGAGGGATTAAGAGAACATCCAGATTGGTTAAAACATATTCTTAATCATGACTCATGGGAACAGTGGAGAAATGAAAATACTGAGTATGTTAAAGATTATCAAAATCTTTTAAATAAAGATAAATAGATATAAGTGAGGTTATATGAAATATATGGGAAGTAAGGCACGAATAGCCCATGAGTTATTGCCAATAATATTAAAAGATCGTAAACCTAATCAATATTATGTGGAGCCGTTTGTTGGTGGTGCTAATATGATTGATAAGGTCGATGGTTTAAGAATTGGAAGTGATATTAATAAATATTTAATTTCTCTGTATAAAGAATTACAAAATGGTTGGATTCCTCCTAGAGATGTAACACGAGAACATTATAAAGATGTTAAAGATAATTTTGATAAATATGATTTGTTTTATATTGGTTATGTTGGAATAGCTTGTTCTTACAATGGCATCTGGTTTACTGGATATGCTGGAGAGGTTCAAACAAAAATGGGGTTAAGAAATTATAGTCATGAAGCTCATAAAAATATATCAAAACAAAAAGAGTATTTAAAAAATATAGATTGGTATTCAGGATCATATGAAACTTTAATTTATCCAGAGAATTCTATAATATATTGTGATATCCCATATATTGGAACGGCAAAATATACAGTAACTGCAGACGAGTTTAACCATAATTTATTTTATATATGGGTTCGTAAAATGGAATTAAAAGGACATCAAGTATTTATTTCAGAATATTCTGCACCAGAAGATTTTAGTTGTGTATGGGAAGGAACTGTAAAAAGTTCATTAAGCGGATCTAAAAAGACTAGTACAGAAAAATTATTCACTCTAAATCCTAGAGTTAAATTACCACCAAAACAACCAAATTTATTTTAAGAGGAAATAATGTATATACATAAAAAAATAAAAAAAGGCAAAAAATACGCTAAGACAATAAGCAAGCAGGCTCTAGTAGAAGATATGAAGACTGAAAAACAAATAGAGGTATATTTAGATATAGCTCAAGAATACGAGGTGGGATCTGTTTTAGCTTATCAAGACACAACTCTTGAAGTTATAACTGACCATGGAATATCTTTCGGAAGATTTACAAAGAAAGCTAATGCCTAAAATAAGATTAATTAATGGAGGATTGTATTGTGAATAAAAAAATCAGAGAAGAATCTTTTAAAAAAACAAATGGATATTGTTATTATTGTGGTAATGATATCACACTCAATAAATGCCATATAGATCATAAAGAGCCACTAATGAGAGGGCATGGGCTATCTGAAATTGAAACTAAAAGGCTTAACTCTATTGATAATTTAGTTCCCTCTTGTAGACCTTGCAACCTTAGAAAACAGACATTTTCTGTAGAAGAGTTTAGAAGAGAGATTTCTTTACAAATAGAGAGAGGAAGAAAATCATCTGTAAATTTTAGAACTGCAGAAAGATTTGGATTGATAAAAATAATAGATAATCCAGTTATCTTCTACTTTGAAGAACTAAACCTTGCCTAAATCCTATCAACTAACCCCTGGAACCTGTGAGGAGTGCACTCTAGAGTTCAACTGCAGAGATAATAAAGAGAACCTTTTGCGGTTCCTGGGTAAGTTAGGTCTTAAAAAATGTAGCAACGGGTTTAAATATTCTATAATTATTAAAAAAGTTGTTGACTAATGTTAACAGTAGCTATATATTAGTTAACATGAATACTGAATTAACAAGAGTAGACAAAAGCATATTAGATAGAGCTCGTAAGTACTGCAAAGAGAACGGTGTTAAACTTGTGTGGTTTATATCTAATTCAATCAAAAATCAATTAAATAAAATTAAGGGGTGAGGTTCTATGAATAAAGGTAAATACTACATCCTACCAGAAGGTGTAAAAGTAGAAAAAGTCAATGTTGAAATGTTTAAGGCTGGTGATGGTTTTGCATATCAAGATGAAAGGTTAGCAGAATATAACATAGCTATTGGAAGTATTTGTGAATGTGGGAATGTCATTGACGGTAAATCATGGACTTCTTGTAATTCATGTAGAGAGAAAAAACAAAACGATAAATTTAACTCTTTTGAGTTGGTTGTTTGGGATAATAAAACACCATTAACTATTTTTAATAGTGATACCTATTTTTGGAATCCAGATGATTTATGGCATCATTGCGAGATTTACAACGTTAAAGTAGAGGATCTCCAATTGGTCTTATGTGAACCTAATTCAGCATCCTATTTTGATATGCAAGATTTCTGCGAGGGTGATCTTCCAGAAGATAGAGAAATAAGAGATTACGAAACCAAAGATTCAAAATATTCTGTTGATGAAATAGAAAATATTGTTAATGATTTTTTACAGAATCAACCTATATCATGGAGTGGTGGAAGTAAAAGAGTAGCAATAAATAATTAAAAGGTCTGGCATAGCCTTAATTATGCCCTGTTTGTAGGTATCTAATAGAAAAACCTTCGGTCAAGTGGTGGAATAGGTAGACACTAAAAAGATAAGGTTGAAAGTTTCGGATTCTATAAGTCCCATAGCTAGTAAACTATGCAGGGTGCTAAATCCCTGCCTTGGCTAAAGCTGTTAGATGGCTTAGACACTACGATTAGCTATGACCGTTATCATAGTTCGTGAAATAATAAAGACTGCGTTAAGGTCTACACGTATTGAAAATAGCGGATGTAAATATTTTTAGTCTACTCGGATAGAGACTTAAAATTTAGGGCTACTGGAAGAAGTCGCACAGTATAAAAAGGCTAATATTTGAGAGGTGTAATACTTTCTATGCATTCAAGTAAGACGTAGGAGTTTCTTTTTAAATTTCGTTTGTGGGTATCGGATAAACTCTCAACCTGGGGGATTAGCTCAGTGGCAGAGCGTTTGGTTATTAGTAGATATATTCTAATTAGTCATGAATGATTAGTGTAGCGTGTCTATGAAAGTCCAGAAGGTCAGCGGTTCAACTCCGTTATCCCTTTATACACCTTAGTCTTATGACGGGTTATAAGTCGCCGGACTCTAAAACGGGAAGTGTGTTGGTATATCGCTACCAACCTTCCTATTATAGATCAGATGGATCGTCCACGCTGAGCAGCCGGTGGGAACCCGGTTATTTTATACTAAAGGACTAAACATGAGAAATTATCCGCATTGTAATCGATGCTTTAAATACAGACATCCAGTATTATATAAGATCAAAAAACTGGTTAAAAAGGTGGTGAGTTGTGTTAACCCCGTTAAAAGATAAAACTTTTATGATAATTATGATAATACTAGGAAATATTACATTATTACTTTTTATATTTGTTCTTTCCTTTCCCTATGAACAGCCTGTGAATGGTTATGTTTCAGAAAAAATTATTAAATATTATGTGATCGTTGATGATTGCAAAATAGAGTTAACTGAGGATCAATTTAATTATACTGGTTTAGGCCAATGGATTGATTTTAAAAAAGCGATGGGAGAGTGATTAGATGAATAGAGAAGAGATAGAAGAAAGCTTAAAAGACGAAGTTTCTAATTTTGTAGATCTTCACGATTGGGACAACTCTATAGAAACAGGGGCGCTATATACTGGTTTTCATATGGTTAATGTTTCCATGGATCACATCCAATCTCTAGAGAATAGAATAAAAGAGCTAGAAGGTGAGTTAAATAAATTTTACGAAAATAAATATGAATCTGATAAGTTGTTTATATTAGCAGGAAGATTAAAGAGGAGTTAATTATGAAAAGATGTACTTGTGGAACGGAATTAACAATAGAGGATAGAGAGATTGTAGATTTAGTGTGTGGGATATTTGTATACCTATGCTCAAAGTGTGGCAAAAAACATTAAAATAAAGGAATGGTGAATAAATGAAATGTGGACAAGAAATAAAGCCTCAGCAATTTACTATAGAAGAGATAAGAGCAAAGTTTGAAAGCCCGCATAATTTTACTAATGTCGGTGGATACAATAAAGAAACTGGGCATTATAATACTGATGTAGTAAATAGGCTGTGGCATGGATACAAACAAGCCTACGCGGATTTAGGCCTAATCAAAGAAACTACCCGTTTAATAAAATGTGATTGTGGTGGAATGATTGGGAATGTCTGTCAGTGCTGTAATGGTTCTGGAGAAATTGAGGTAGACATATGACAGAAAGCACTCTAAGAGGTCACAAAATAGAATATATAAATGGTCTCTGGATTTATTCAGATAACAGAAAACCTTCTGAGGAGGATAATCATAGGAAATGTGGACACTGTAAAAAAGATAATAGGGAAGATGGTCACGATGTCTGTTTAGGAGAGTTAAAAGGTATCATGAATGCCTGTTGTGGCCATGGGATTGTTAAAGATTGCTATGTCCAATTTTTAGGAGGATATACTATTAGAGGGTTTAAGGCAAAAATCATACTCGATATATTAAAAAGTGAGGAATAAATAGTATGAATATAAACGAAGTAATAAAAGATATGGAAGATGCCATAAGTCGAACTTCCTGCGTTTACCCTAAAGAAACACCTCAGATGTTAGAAGCTATTAAAAAAATGAAAGCTGATTTACTAGAGATGTGTAAAGAAGTGGTTTTATTATGTTCTTCTTCTGTTGATTATTGTTATAGTTGTAAAGTAGAAAAAGAATTTGATATGAGACATCAAAGTTATTGCAAACTGATAAAAGCAAAATCCCACATAGAGAATTACTCCTAATTTGACACTCTCCCATATCACATATAGATTATAACTATGGATCTAGAACTAAAAATTCCCTGGACTGAACGAGCAGAGATTATTAATACCCCCAAGGAAGTAAAGAAATACTTTGAAGCTTATCATATCCCATGTGCAGAATCGGCTATCAATTTTATTAATACATTTTGCCTAACATACGATCCCCGAAGAAAAAAAGATAAGATCCTCCCATTAGAACTCTTTCCAAAACAAGAAGAATATATTAAGTGGTTATGGGAACGATTCACAACAGATACATCCGGGGTAGTGGATAAGTGTAGAACAGCCGGTGCTTCCTGGGTAACTATGGCCTTTTTTGTTTATCTATTTTTATTCCAGAAAAATTCCTCGCTGCAGGTTTATACTCATAAAGCAGAAGAGTGTCATAAGCTTGGGGATATTTCTACCCTACTCCAAAAAGCTGTTTTTATAATTGACCATTTACCTGCTATGTTTATCCGGGGAGTTAAGACCTCTCATATGTATTTAAAAAATCCCAGAATAGGTTGCGATATAGCAGGATCTTCTGGAGACAATCCAGGTCGTGGTGGTCGTAGAACTATGATTATGACCGATGAAGAATCGTTTTATCAAAGAGCCGAGTTAATAGAAGCTGCTCTCTCTGAGACTTCCAGCTGTAGAATTTCTGTTTCGACTCACTCTGGAACCACAGCTTTATTTTATAGAAAATGCCAATCCACTATGCCTAAATTTATATTTAACTGGTGGGATGACATCAGAAACACTCAAGAATGGTTTGATGCTAAAAAACAGGATGCAATCGATAAAGGTATCCTTCATATATTCAAAAGAGAGATCGAGCGGAATGCTGCAGCATCTTTAGAAAGTGTTGTCGTCCCTTCCGAGTGGGTTGCATCTGCTAAAAAATGTGACCAGAAAATTACAGGAAAAGTTATTGCTGCTCTCGATCCTGCGAATGAAGGTGGAGACCTGCACGGCTTTGTCTGTGTAGATGGTAATATCCCTATCTTTGCGAAAGAGTCTGGAGAAGGTGATCCAGGGGATGCAACTGATATATATTTCTGGAAAGCTGTAGAACTTGGAGCCACTGAATTTAGATATGACCCTATTGGTGTTGGTGCTGGTGTAAAGGTTCGGATAAAAGAGATTATGAAACGATTAGAAGAAGATCAACCGGAACATAAAGCCCTTAAGATGAAAATTACTCCCTGGAACGCTGGTGGTAAAGTAATGAGGCCTCGTGAAGAATATCAAGACGGGATAACTAATGCAGAGATGTTTGAAAATGCTAAATCCCAGGCATGGTGGAAAGTTAGAGACGAGTTCTTAAATACTTATAGATACATTAATAAAAAAGATAATATAGATATGACTTCTTTAATTTTTGTTGAAGAAACCACTGATGTAATGATGAATAGATTAATCGAACAGATATCCCAGCCTCAATTTAAAAACTCAGCATCGGGAAAAACCCTAATTGATAAAAAACCCAAAGGTACAAAATCTCCAGGTTTAGGTGATGCATACATTATGTGTAGAGCAGAAACCGAGATCGAATGGCAATCATGGACAGCTGTTTAATAAAATTCCATAAAAAATAACTTATTTCTCATTAAAGTGTATATCAGTATATACATAATAAGGTATTAGAGGTAGTATATAGATAAGTGAGGGTCGATATGGATAAGGGAAAATTAAGCGATAGAGTTAACATGTTAGTTTTAATGGGCATGAGTATTACTGATGCAATTCTAAAGACAAATGAAGAGCAAGAATCAATTAAACAATTTCATTTAATGACAGAGAGACCTATCAAAAATACTTATCCAATTGCAGAAGATGGAACTATAGGTCTAGGTCAAGATGGTCTAAGTTATCCAGTAGAAAGCATAATTTAAGGGGTTAGGGATGGAAAAAAGGAATGTTGTGTGGGAATTTCAAGAATTAAGTGACCAAAGAGATGTATGTCAAGCTTGTGAAGATAAAAACGGTTGTAACTGCATAGAGCAAAAATATACTTTAATGGATGGGAATTATCCTTCTAGTAAATGTTCATCCAAAAGAATGGATCAATATCCTGTTGTTAAAGAGGATTAAATGAAAGATTCCCTTAAAATAATCCTATTCTTTTTAGTAGTACTATTTGGTCTCGCAGTTGTAGGCCATGTAGATACAATTTTAGATAATAATTTTAATAAAAGTGAGGTTTCAATTGAAGAAAATTAAATCAGTAGAGTGTAAATGCTCAATGTCTTTTCCTAAAAAATTAATGATTGGGAAACAATGTTATTTATGTGTATTGGCGCAATGGCCACCAAAAACCAACAACCAGTACCGTAAATATGAAAAAGCAGTATCTATTCGATTAAGTTTAGGCAGTCCTTTAACGGTATCCCAGGGGCTACACCTTGTTAATATAACAGGGCTTAATCATCAAGACTTGCTGCAGGAATTAATGGAAGGTAAAATCGTTAATCACAAACCAGCAGCAACATTTTATCATAGATCAACAGTATATTTGGAGGCGGTAAATCATGGAATTAGTAGATAAGAAATATGTAGAGGGATGTGTTTGTGATAAATTATCTATTTTTGAGATTCAAGCTGTAGAGAAAAATATCATCCCAGATATGATTAAAATCATGGGTAGAGGTATCGGTTTAGCTGCTCCACAAGTTGGAATTAATAAAAGGTTTTTCATCATGAAATATCGAGGTGAAATTATCAGTTGTTACAACCCAGAGATAATATTTAGTAGTAAACAGAAAAAAGCTTTAAAAGAGGGGTGTTTAACTTATCCGCAAGGAATTCACGGAACTGTTAATATTATGCGACCATGTACTATAGGTGTTAAGTTTTTAGATAAAGATTCTAATATTAAAGAGTGGAGGCTTAGAGGTTTAGAGTCAAAATGTTTTCAACACGAGTTAGATCATTTAAATGGAATAACTATATTCAACAGAAATGGAGTAAATCATGGGTAAAAAATTAACAATAGCACAGGTTAAGTTAAAAAAGGCAATGGATGATGGTAATGTATCAGATCTATCTCGTAGATTAGGTGTAACAAGAGCCACTTTGTATCGATTCCAAAATGGGGAGTCTCACCCAGAGAATATGAGTATTGGGTTATGTCGATCTTTAAAAAATGAATTGGGTATCGATTACGATGACTGGTTTGAGACGGTGGAGGAGTAGATGAATATAGAGTTAAATAAAAAACAGATTGAGGCTTTTAAGGAATTTAAAAAGGCTTTTAAAAAATGTGAAACAGCAAAGATAACCTTTTATTGTGTTCTTGGATCAATGATGCCTTTAAATGGAAATTATATTAGAAATATTACCGGAAAGGAATTTTCAGATGGTGATGATCCTCTTCTTACAGATATTACGGATATTGGTTTTGACTATGTTAGCTACCCCGCCGAGTTTGCTGACGATGAACTTGAGCATATGGCAGTATTAACAGAAAGAGGTCTTAAAAAATATAATAAAGAGCAAGAGGTTAAGGAGTAAATTATGTCTAACTACGGAAAGCGACCGTCTAAACCACAGAGACGTAAATTTAAATATTGCGTAGATGTTAAACTAAAAAGAGGCCGTATTTTTAAACGGAAGGGATTCTTAATGGCTTTTAATCAACGTGAAGTCAAGAATAAACTTAACGAGGCTTACCCTGGATGTAAACACGATATAGAAGCATCGGGGCATGGGACACTATCTGCAGATCATTTCTTTATGGGAGGAAATCTGTAATTCAAAAAGGATCGAACTATGATGAATGATACGGTAAAAGAAAAAGTTGAAATGTTGAAAAAGATTAGTAAAGAGGGTTTAACTATTCCTTTAGATCTTAAAGATATAAAAGCTGTTATTGAATACATCCAATTACTAGAGAGCGCTTTGGAAGATTCAAACTCTGCTCTCGACCGTATCATTAAAGAAATACATCGATTTGATTGAGTGTAATATCCATCCTTGAAAATCTGAGAAAACAAGTTTAAACTATAGAAATGAAAAGAACTAGGTTAGATGAAATATTAGAAAGTAATGCAAAGGTTCAAGGGATACCGATAGAAACTAAATCTAGTGGGTTTAGTCCATTTGTTTCACAGCAATTATTTGGGGGTGGTGGCTACAGCTCGTTGTCCCCTACTTTTGCGTTCTGGTTATATGAAAATTCAGACACGGTTGGGGATGCGGTTGATAGGATAGCATGGGCTTTTTCTCAGATACAACCAGCTTTGAAGGATAAAAAAACAGGAGAGTTTTTAAATAAACCGACAGATCATTCCTTCTTAGCTTTAATGGATTCTCCAGGATTCTATCAAAACAAAGAGCAACTATTATTCGAGCTTATGGCTTCGTTCTGCGTGACTGGAAACTGTTTTCCTTTAGCTTCCGGTAATGTAAAATTTGAACCGGGCGGGCTCCAGACTATTTCGGCAAACAAGGCCAATCTTATTTCAGATTCCATGGATAAACTTTTCCAAATCTATTTCAATAACAATGAAGATAGTAGAATTTACAGTAGACAGATGATTCCAAAGCGAAAAACTATGGTATATCAGTCCGATAATAAAATGTCTGAAACAATACAAATTATGATCAAACAGAAAAAAACAGGGGTTCAAGCTTTATCTCCTTTAGAGAGAATAGTCCATCAAGCTATGACTAAGCACTTCGGAACTGTACACAATGAAGGGTTACTTCAAAACGGCTCTCGCCCTGGTGGAATGTGGGCTCCAGATAATAAAGAACCTATGAGTCAAAAAAACTACGAAGCGTTTAAGAATGAAGTAAGAGGAATGTCTGGTTCTATAAATGCAGGGAAAGATATAATCTCGCCTGTACCAATAAAATATAATAATTTTCTATTAACATCTCAAGATATGGATTTTATTAAACTTATAGAAGCATCTAAAGAAGATATATATTCTCAGTATCAAATTCCGCTTCCGATGGTTATTAAAGGGAATATGACGATGGGTAATTATACCGAAGCTCAGACTGCCTTTTTAGATCTTGCAGTATTACCTAGAGCTAGATTCCTATTAAAAAAATTAGGTGAATTCCTACTTCCTAGATATAAAGATGGTGACAGATACGAGTTAACATTTGACGAAAAGACTTTAACTGCTCTTAAAGGAAGAATGTTTGTAGAAGCAAAAACAATGCGAGAAGTGGGCGCTTTCTCTGATAATGAGATCCGAACAACTGTAGGTTATGAATCTATCGGAACAGAAGGGGATGATATCTATAAACCTGCAAACCTTGTTGTTACTGGTGACGATGATTATACCGACGATAATAGAAAATCGGATAATGATTAATAGTTATGGCACTATCGAACAGGCAAAAAAGCCATCTAAGAAAACAGGCTAATAAATGGTTGAATTTTAAACTGAAAGTAGAGGTTCCTTTTAAACGGGAGCTTAAGTCGTATTTTTACCAACAATCAAAAAGGCTTAACGATATAGAATCAATCGCACCTGTACTAGATAAACATTATAAAAGAATCGTTAGAGAAATGACTGGAATTAAATTAAACCAGGAAGATGACGACGATTACGGTCTAGAGGCAGCTTTAGGATTCTTATTATTAGGCCGGGCTGTTAAACAGGCTCAGTATATAGATTCAACTACTAATAAAAAACTGATACTAGCGATAGCACTTGCAAGGCAAACTCTTGCCGAGGATGGGGTGCTATTCCCTTCCCAGAAAATATTAAACAAAGTATCCGCTAAAATATTTAGATCGCTCAACGGTGGAAGAGTCCCAGGGATAGCTACTTTTGAAACTCAATCCTTAACTGAGAAAATCCACGATATAAACCAGGATGTCGCTTCTGATATGATGGCCGATGCTCTTGTAAATTCCGATAAAGAGTTGGCAAAAAGGGCTGCAGAGTTATCTGAGTCTTTAACTATGGAAGGAATGGTTGAGGATTTTGGAGATATCCCTGCGAGTGAGCAATTCGCTATTATGGGTACTATGGAAAAAACATGGGTTACTATGGGAGACCTTAAAGTAAGAGAAGCACACCAAAAAGCTAATTGGCAAACTGTGAAGACAAATGAACCCTTTTTAGTTAAGGGTCAAAACCTTATGTATCCAGGCGATACTTCTATGGGTGCCTCCTTAGATAATACCTCTGGATGTAGATGTCATGCAGCTTATTTGTGATAAGTTGACAGATTAGGTGTATAGATTTAAAATAAAGATTATTACAGGAGAGTTATAAATGAGTAAGTCACCATTTTTGGTTAGAGAGTTTCAAATAAAATCTGTTAAAGAAGATACTGACCCTAATTTCTTTATAATTATCGGGTGGGCTTCTATCTATGGGAACTTAGATTCTTATAGAGATATATGCGAAAAAGGTTGTTTTACTAAAACACTTTTAGAAGATGGGAATGAGCATCCTATTTTATGGCAACATCGATCTGATAAACCTATTGGAATCGGTATTTTTGAAGATATGAATGAAGGACTCCAGGTAACTATTAAAATGCCTAAAGATTCCGATTTTGTAACTAAAGAAGTTATGCCAATGGTTAGGATTAAAGCTGTCAAAGGTTTATCTATCGGGTATTGGACTGTAAAAGAAGAGTGGGATGATACAGCTAGAGTTAACAGATTAAAAGAGCTTAAGCTACGTGAAACTTCCGTGGTTACTTTTCCAGCTAATGAGCTCTCACAAATAACAGCCTGTAAACAATTCCTAGGAATAGAGCAATCTAATTCTATAACTTTTAAATCGTTCCCTTTAGCAGACGAAAAGACTAAATGGGATGAAGCAGAAGCTATTAAACAAATAAAAGCCAATACAGGCTCTGCAGATAAACCATCTAAAAACTATGATGTAGGTTTTATGATTTGCGATACTGATAAAAAAGAAGAGTATAAATCTTTTCAGTTACCTTATGTAAATTACATCGATGGTAAATTTAAAACAGTTCCAGAGGCGATCTATCAAATAGCTGGGATTATTGGTGCTAATAGCATCGATCTTACATCTGAATTAAAAAGTGACTTGAAAAATCATATCAATTCGGTGTATAAAAAAATGGGTAAAGTGGAACCGTTTCAAGGGAAGTCATTCTTCATTGATACGGCAACTTTAAATAATATAAAAAAATCGGATCTGGACGTTATTTTTAACGAACATGTAACGCTTTCAAAAAATGCAAAAGAACTTGTTTTCAAGTCGCTTCGCTCTCCTGTTGTGGATGGTTCGGTTACAGATGAAAGAAGCCAGCTTTTAGATTTATTGAAGCAAGCCAATAACATATGAAAATCATTTAGGAGGATATTTCATGGACGAAGAGTTAATGAAAGAAGTGCAGGGGATCGTTAAAAAACAACGTGAAATTGCAGAAAAGCAAGGGACGGACTCAGCAGCATATAAAAGCTATGTTGAAGCTTCCGATCTAAAAATGAAAGAGTTTGATACTCAGAATGAGGTTAATCTCAAAAAAACAACTGATCTTGAAAAAACAGCGACTGAAAATCTTGATAGAATTAAAACTCTTGAAGAGATTCTTGCAAATGGTGGCGGTTCAAAAGCTGCTGTAGTAGATTTAAAAGCTGATTCATTCGATGTAATGAACGCTCTTATAACTCAGAATTGGCAGGGGTTTATTGAAGATCCTTTAAATATGCAGAAAGCAGAGAGAGCTTTTGCATCTATGAAGAACTTTGATTTAAGAGATTCCGATGCTAAACAAATGGCAAAATTAGTTTCTAACTATAACGAGAAAGCTTCTAACGATCTTTTAAGATCTGATATTGGTGAATATGGTGGTTACTTATGTATGCCAGAGTACTCTACTGAAATGAATAAACTTATCGTTGAATATGGTAATGTTCGTCAATTTGCTAGAGTTAAAAATGTATCTGCTAAAACTTATAAAGAGATTATCAGAGCCGGTATCCCTAAAGCATTTAGAACAGGTGAAGCACGAGCTACAGGAAAGTCAACATCTATCTATACTGAAACAGATTTCAGTCCTCAGAGAATGTCTAATATTACTCCTATAACTCAAGACGAATTATTATATAATGGTTTTAATCTTGCTCAAGAGTTAATGCAGGATAATGCAGAAGCTTTTGCAGTTAAAGAGGGACAAGAATTTTTTGATGGTCAAGGTATAAGTGCAAATGAAGGGCTTGGTTGGTCAGTAGATCCCAATGTACCGGAATATATAAGTGCAGCTTCTGGTGTAGTAACTTTTGACGACCTAATTAAAATAACAGGTCTATTAAAGCGTGGATACAATCCTTTATTTATGTTCAGTAGAAAAACTCTTTCTGGTCTTAGACTTTTAAAAGATGATTACGGTAGATATTTATGGAACCCTGCGTTCGGTGATGCTGCTTCCGGTGCTCCTGCAACTATAAATGGTATTAGATACTCAGCTGACTTTATAGAGTTTGATGATATGGATACAAACGGTGGTTTCCCAATCTTACTTGCTGATATGCAGAGATTCTACCAAATTGTAGATAGAACTGATATGTCTATATTAAGAGATGATTACACTAGAAAAGCAGAAGGTATCGTTGAATTCTTATTTCAAAAGTACTGTTTCGGTAAACCAAAATTACACGAAGCTGGTATTAGAATGAAAGTTAAAGCGTAATATATCGTAGCCCTGGGATTATCGGGGCTAAATCTATAAATAAGGAGAATTTTATTATGGATAAAGAACAGTTTTCATGTAGTAAACCTGTATTAGCTTTTACACCAGGAGCGTTATCATTAGGTGATAACTTTGGTTTAAGCATTGATACATTTAATTATAGAAGCCTTACAATGGCTATTGCTGCAACTATCACTACCGGTGAAGTTGCCTCTATAAAATTCCAGGAATCATCTGACAACAATTCTGCAGATGCTTGGGCAGATATCCCAGAGGGTGAAAATCTTTATTACCCTGGATCATTTCCATTAACAGGAGCAGGTGCAAAACTTGTAAATGTTGGTTGTGTGGCTAAAGAGCGATATGTAAGAGTTAATATTGTTTGTACTGGTACGGTAGATATCGCACTAAGTCAAGCTCTTGCTCAATTACAAGACTCAATGTTTAAGCCACAGGTTAAAGAAGCTTCTGTTGTAGCTGATATAGATGTTAGAAACCCTGCTCCAACAGGTGATGCTGTAACAACTGCGCCTAAGAGAACTTAAGGAGGGTAATCTATGGAATTATTATTTTTAAGTGCTGGTAAATATCGGGATGGGAGAAATCTTTTAGAAGTTACTCCTAAAGATATTGAGGATAAAAAAGTCTTTACTGTATCGGAAGATAGAGCCAAAGAATTGATTGAAGCAAAAAGATCTGCTGAATTCAAGAAAGAGACTATAATCCCAGAAGAGCCTGCAACCCTGGAAGATGTTAAAAAAATGACAGTTCCAGAGTTAAAAGCTTATGCAGAGAAAAAGACCATTGATCTTGGTGAGGCCAAAGTCAAGGATGAAATCTTTGCAGTTATAGAAAAAACTTTTGAAGAAAAGTAATATTAAAAAAATTATTAAAGCCTCTTCAATGAAGAGGCTTTTTATTTAAAGGGGTCGTGATGATTAAAATTAGTCCAAATATAACAAATCCAATATCAATAGTAGAAACACCTATATTAACACCTGCTCAAGTGGGAGCTTGGTTGAATCTTTCTGCGGGGATTATTGCTAAAAATACTGATTTAATAAATGACCTCATTAAAACCACGACAGAAGTTGTTGAAAAATACACTTGGTTATTCTTAAGAAGAACGACCTGCGAGGCTTTCTTTGAGTTAGGATCTGATTATTTTTATTCATTTGTGAACGGTGATTTAAAACTATCCCTTGAAAGAGCGCCTATTTTAGCATTGGCCGATATTACAAAAATAGAATACCTGGATGAAAACGGTGTTTATGTAGAATTCGATAAAGGGGCAATGACTACCGAAGGTTTATATGAAAATGTAACAGAAAAAAAAGAACAACGAGATTGGGCTTCTATTTATTTGAAAGAATCTATCCCGTTTGATAGTACTAGAATTAATGCATACAAAATAAAAGTGACTTTTGTTGCGGGTTTTACTATTGATGACGACCCTGTAACAGATATTCCTGCAGCTTTAAAAACTGCTATGCTTATGATTATCGCTTCTTATTATACAAATAGAGGTGATTGCTCAGATAAAGGATGCTCTTTAAATGGATATCCTATACCGTGCCCTGCCAAATCTATGATAGATCAGTTTAGTATAGCTGGAACAATTCTAGGGGCTAGTTATGAGACTGTAGATAATCAACCTCGCAATTTGGGATGGGGTTACTAATGTCTAGATGTGTAAAAACTCAGTTCAGTAGAGTAATATTATGTGCTGGAACTATGAACGATTATATCGAAGTGTTGTCTAGGGCTCAAAAAGGAACTTCTATCGGAGGGTCTAACGAAGCGACTCAAGATTTCACTTCTGAGGCCGATTTTGCGGGCTACCTCGAAGCAGTTAAGGCAACCCGTAGATTTCATGGTGTTTCTATGGAAGATCAGTCAGCGCCCAATTATACGCACGTAGGATATATCCCATTTGACCAAGATGTTTATGAGTTAGATATAAATACTTTTTTTGTAAGAATAACTAGAGATAAACCTAGATATTTTAAATTGAAAGGAATTATTAATTTTGGAGAACAAGACGAATACCTGCAACTGCAATTAGCAGAGACAGGATTTACTGATTTAGAGGCTAGTAGTGTTTAATCCTCCCCACAAATCCCAATACACTCACCTTCCCATTTATCATCATCAAAGATTAAATCATTTCCCTTTTCGTAATCTAGTCTTAATTGTTTAAGAGAGATATCTTTCATAAAATGATATTCTCTAGGATTGTAGCTAGGATCTTTTTCAAGTCTCCTTTGATTGTTCCATATAGTAAACTCTCTCTCGACTCTCTCACGATCTTCAAATACTTCTGGATATGTTTTTAAAAGGGATTTCCATTGATTAGCCCCAGCCCTTACACATCCACCGGCACAATTATTATGTTTGAATCCGTCTAAATACATTCGAGGGATTTGTATTCCTAGTCTCTTTATTATTTCAAACTGTTGATCTCTAAAGATATAATTATCAATCAAAGGAAATACACACTTGCAATTAAGGGTTTTGTAAATATCAATAATACCTTTAGATCTCCGTATTTCCTGTATGTCTATCCCAAAATAGAGCGTGTCACCATCTTTGACAAACTTCTGTAACTTATGTCCCTTAAGTATCTTTGAACATATAGGGGTTCTATTACTGCCTAACATCTTGCTATCATAAAAAACCTGTTCTGGATTTCTGCCGTCATTATCTCGTGTTAGCTTTATGTCCAACTCGGTTTCTAACTCATACAAGAATCGGTATAAATCCCAATCTTCCCAAAGAACATCATTGAAATAGTATATGATTTCTCCATCAATGTTATCTTTAACCCATTTAGCAACTACAGCAGAAGCGACCCCACCCGAAACACAAACTATATGCCTTTTCATTTTGATTCCTTCAATTTATTCAATCCCTTTAACACCATATAAGCCGATAATGTTAAACCCTCTTTCCCAGCTAGTCTTTTTAGCTCTTTTTTGTTTTCCGATTTCGTATCAATAACAATTCGCTCTTTCATATACATAAGACTATATCTAAAATGTACATCATGCAACACTGTTAACTAAGAAAGTTGTTTTTTTTAGAAGAAATGATATACTTAGATATGGCTAAAACAGGACTTAAGGTAAAATATCAAGGTAAATACAAACCAACAACATTTCATAAAGAGGTACTTATTAAGCAATTGAGAAAGCATAAGGATAATATAAGAGGAGCTCTGCAAACCCACGGTAAAGAGGTCAAGAAAGAACTTCGGAAAGTTATATCAACGTCGGTCGGGAATGGTCGTCATTATTCTGGATTACCCAATAGATCAAGTTCTGCAGGGAGTCCTCCTGTCTCACAATCTGGAGATTTAGAGAAACTATTTTCCTATAAAACCACTCCGTTATTTTTAACAATATTTAATACAGCTAATAATAAAGGCGCTCCATATCCAACGTTTCTTGAAGAGGGAACTAAGAAGATGCAAGCGAGACCATATTTTGAATGCACAGTGATTGCCCTACATTATAGATTAGAGAAAGACTTATACGATTTAACAAATTAAAATAATAGTGTTATACTATTAAAAAATATAAAGTGAGGAGAACTATCATGAAAAGATTTATTGGTGTTAAAGAAATTACAGCGAAACCAATGACTAGAGGAGAGCACAGTGTATCGAAAGGATTTCATAATGTTATTAATGGGAAAGAAAAAGATGAGGGATATCAAGTAATATATAAAGATGGTTATGAGTCATGGAGTCCGAAAGATGTATTCGAAGAGGCTTATAGGGAAACTACAGGCATGACCTTTGGTTTAGCTATTGAATCCTTGAAAAAAGGCAACAGGGTTGCACGTAAAGGATGGAATGGGAAAGGGATGTTTTTATATCTCGTGAATGGATGCGAGTTAGAAAAAACCTTATTAAGGGGTGAAGCAAAAGAAAATTTAAAAGATATTCTTATGCCTAAAGTAAGAATTTGTTCCCATATTGATATGAAAGCTACTGATAACTCAATTGTTGTTGGTTGGTTAGCAAGTCAAACGGATATGTTAGCCGATGACTGGGGTGTAGTTTAAATGAAAATTAATCCATTAGGCGAAAGAGTATTAGTTAAAATTTCTGCTGTAGAGCAGAGAACAACATCGGGTTTGTTTATACCTCAAACCGCTCAAGAGAAAGTCCATAACGGAATTGTAATAGAGCGAGGCGATATAAGAACAATTGAAACAGGGGATAAGGTTATTTATGATAAATACGCTGGAACCCCTATTAAGATAGATGATGAAAATCATTTAATTATTGATATAAAAGATATTATTGCAATGATAGAGGAGTAATATAATGTTTAGAAAATTAAAATATAAAAGAATAATCAAAACCCTTACAAAGATGATAAATGATACAGGTTGGGAAATGGTAATAATTGCCGACCATGGTGATTCTATGGAACTAGGCAGTAAAGAGTTAATTGATTGTCAAAAAGCTCATAAAAGATATTCAAAGATTAATAACTCATTAACAGATTACAGGGCTATGTATCGAGAATATTTAGAACGAGATTTCTCAACTAAAAAGATAGAGGAGTAATATAATGGCTTTCTTTTCTCCAACAGTTATTTTAAACCACTTACAGAAATATTTCCCAAGAGTAACGGATCTATTTTCTAACAATATAACTATCGTGGGTGAAATCGTTACAGGAACCCCGCAAATTCTACGTATAACCGAAGCTACTCACGGATTGAGTGTTGGAACCGATGTTAGTTTAATTAACGCTAGAATCGACAATAAAATAACCGCGGTTCAACAATTTATAGATGGAGACGAGAAAGTTTTAAGATTCACAACTGAGAATGGACACGATCTAACTTTAAATTATTCTGCTCCTATTCAATTATCGGGATTCACTGACACGGGACTTAATAATACTTTTAATCTTATAGATGTACCCAATAGAACTACTTTCGAGATCGCTTATGATACTCTTCCTACTTTAACAGGTGGCGAGGTTTTAAGGGAATTTTGGGAGGTAGGAATTAATGGGATATTTAAGGTGGCGAGAGTAATAAATCCTAGTACCTACGAAATAGATTTAGATAATAGCCCAACATTCCCGTTAGGTGTTCTCCCTTCTTTAGAAAGAGTTGGTGAGTTGAGAATGTCAGTTGCTATTGATGCAGAGAGAGTTAGGGCTTCTTATACTAAAAGTCCAGCCGATAAATTATGGCTTTATGTTATTATGGGGGATTCTACAGCATCGAAAGATCGAAATACAAAAACCGATGCGACTCAAAATTTAACCTCTCAAAATACTTCAAGGATTTTAATGATCAATACTTTCTCTATTATGGTTATATTCCCAACAGAGAATCAAACTCTTGGAGGTGCTGCTGTTCAAATGGCATGGGAGACTATTCTCCAGTATATGATCGCTGTAATGGCTGGGGTTCAGTTTGACGATTTTGAAGAGTATAGCAGTTTATCGACTTTAATAGATCACGGGTCAAGTCTATATAATAACGCTTTTTATGCACACTCTTATACTTTTGAATACAACTATCAATATACTCAAGAGGAGACTTTTCTTACTAAATTTATCGAGTCACGGGCTTTTAGGAATGATAGTATTTCTTTAACAGAGTCGTCTGAGGATTCCGATATAGACCTAGATAATGAACCAACTTGATAAGTCGTTTTTTAGGGTGTATAATATTTTATATTGAAGGAGCTTATTTTATGGTGAATAAATTCAAAGTAACAAAAGCTTACGGGAATAGAAGGGTGGGAGAAATAGTCCTCGAATCTAAAGAAACCCGTAGGAAGATGCGAGAGGGAGGATGTCTTGAAAAAATGGCTCCTAATGTAAAAAATAAAATGCAGGAAGAAACTGCAAAAAATAAAGGAGATAAGTAATGGGTTCAACGTCAAGACCTGGAATTATCGCTCAGTTATTAGCAGCACAAGGTTCCGTGCCACCCGATCCATTTAGAGAGTTAATAGTCGGGCAATTAGGTACAGATGCTACAGCTACAGACGGGCAAGTTATCCAGAATGTCGAATCTCTAACTGATGCAGAAGTAAAATCATTAGTTGGAACAAAAGGGGATATGCTAAATAGAGTATTAAAGGCCAGAGATAAATCTAAGGGTCGTTTTTCTATTTGGGCGATTGGGTTAGATCCAGTTGCGGGAACAGAAGCCGAGGTTGAATTAGCTTATTCTGGAACAGCAACGGAAGATAGATTAATGACTGTTAGGCCAATATCTAGCGAGTTATTTTCTTTTAACATTGCGGTTTCTAAAGACGATACTGCGAATGATGTAGCAGTAGCGGTTAAGGCTGGACTAGATGCTTTATTGACTAGGTTTCCAGCAGCTAACGCAATTTTAACAGATACTATTACTCTTACTGCTAATGATAGCGGGTCTATTCCTAATAAGTATTCTGTAGTTCATGAAAATATTCCAGCCGGTATTACTGTTAACACTAATGAAAGTTCTTCGAGAGATCAATTTTCTAGTGGAGCGACAGATCCAGCAGTTACAGGAATTTTTGATAATGTAGAATCTATTAGATTCCATTCTATTTTATGGCCATGGGAGAACGACTTCGACGAGGTTGATAACTTCTTAGCTCCAAGAAATGTAATTAATAATGCATTCTTACAGGGTGTTGCTTTTATTGGTTTAGATGATACTGAGGCAAACATTAAAGCTAAAGTTAACGGTGGAACTCCACTGAATTCTCAGAATCTATTTTTTATGGGTAACAGAAAGGTAGACGGTGCTGATGCATTTGTTGAACCTGCAGACTGGAGAGTTTCGGAATTTTGTTCTATTGAAGGTTTAAGATTAACAGACGGGACTCCTATTGCAGAGTTCGTAACAACCACAGCGCCATTAGATGTTGTTGGTGGTGCTGGAACATCTTCACTAGCTTACCACATGACTCCACTTGCAGATACAAAACCTGTTGATCCTAGTTTGGTATTTGATAACCCAGAACAGAGTAATTTGACAGCGGATGGATTCTCAATAGTTGGTGTTAATAATACTGCAACGGCTGTTGTCATGGGAGATGTTGTTTCAACTTACAAGCTTAATACTTTGGGTGATCCAGATATTAGTTTCAAATTCCTTAACTATATTAGAACTGGTTATTTAGCATTAGAGGTTTATTTTAGACTTTTAAAATCTGCTTATTCTCAGTCAAGATTAACTGGTGGGACTTTAATTGCAGGAAGAGCTATTGCAAATGAATCTTCTATTAAAGCAAAGTATTTATCTATCTATAAACTGTTAAGTGGTGCAGAGTATGTATTAACACAGGCGGGTTCGGATGCTGAGAAGTATTTCTTTGAACAATTAAATATTACAGCTGATATTGCAACGGGATTAATTACCTCTAGTGGACAATTACCAATTGTTACACAGATTAGAGACTTTAATATATCGTTCCAATTAGCTTTTGAAATTGGAGGATGATATAGATGTCTAATAGAGCTTTATCAGTACCAGGGATAGTTGTAAACGATGTCCCTATTGGAATAGTTCCAAACTCTTATACTTCGGTAAGAGGTAAGGGAGAAATAACAGTTAGATCTGAATCTGCTGGTGGGGGATCATCTCAAACTATCCACACAGAAGATGCTGAAACAAAAGTCGGAAAAATGAAATTCGATATGTATAACACAGATGATAACAAGGCTTTCTTTACGCAATGGAAAGCTCGAATCGGTGCTAATGCAATCGAGGCTTCACAACCGGGAATGAAACCAGAAGTCGGTCAACATATGTCTTTAAAGAACGACCCAGATTGGGAAGGTTCTGCGGACGGTGTTGTTACTTTTGAGTTTGAAGGTGATCCGTTATCTGATGCATAATTTTTAATGAGCCCTGCGGGGCTTTTTCTTTTTAAGGGTCGAACCAAAAAAAGGAGTAATATATGTCTACAAGTCCAGTTGAGTTACCTAAAAACACATGGACATTAGTATCTACAGTGTCAATAAAATTTCAGCTTCCAGACCAAGTAACTGCATGGGCTGTTGAAGCATCTTCTCCTCCTACCGATACGAATATCAGAAACAGAATAAATCCAGGAGAAATGTATACTTTTACGAAACTCGATGGAAATTTATATATGTATAGTAAAGATATTGATTCTATAGTTACTTTAAATCCAATATCTTAAGGAGAAAATTATGCCAATTACTAAAGATGGCGGAAGTGATATAAAAATAGGGACTCATGGATCAGTTGTTATTGAAACAATTAATAAATGGGGAGAGCAAATTGATACAGATACTGCAGATGCAGCTATAGGTCAAGTCTTATGGCCTTTAAAAGCCACGGTTCAAGCCTACCCCTTTCTGTTCGCACCTATACCTATGACTTTGCAGTCAAGTAGTGCTTTAGATGTAAATGGATCGTCTGGGGCTGATACTGTTGAGGTCACATATCAAACATTAGCAGAAGAGAAAAAGGTTATATTAGCTGTAACGGGCACCGCACCCGTAGATCTTCCAGAGGATAATGTGGGAACTTTTAGAGTTAAAGTTTTAACATCTGGGTCTAATAATACAAATGTTGGAGATATAACAATAGAAAACGGTGGAACTATTTACGCACAAATTAATGCAGGAGAAGGTCAGACTAGAATAGCTGTTCAACGAATACCAGGGAATAGGATAGGGACTATCAAATCTCATAGAGTAAGTTATGCTAAAACCTCCGGTAATAATGATGCTTTGGTTGATCTAAAAATAAAACGAGCAGACGGGACAGAGGTAGTTAAATGGCCTGTTGGTCTTATTTCTTTAAAAGCCGAAGATATTAAAAATTATTTTATAGGTGGGATAACTGTTCAACCTGGAGAATTTGTATATTGGGAATGCACTGATGTTGGCGCAAATGACACTCCTCTTCGTGGATCTTTTGATATTGAATTGGAGGTATTATGAGTATAGAAAAAAATTATTCGGGTGTTCCTTCTGTAGTTCCAGGCTCTAGTGTTACATCAAATATAACTGTTGAACTTGTAAAGAAAGGCTTTATGTATACTTTGCAAACTGTAATTGAAGGTTTATCTACAGCAGCAGTAACAGATATTCTTATTGACCCCTCGGCATTTACTGGAAAATATGGTGTCCTTTACTCTTTCGGTTATTCAGTAACTCAAGGGAAAGCGATTGCTCAATTTTATGCAGGGGGCACCTATTCTGGAGGGACTCCTTTATTAGTATTAAATAGAAATGAAAATTCCATAAATACCCCTAAGACCACAATAACCCAAGCTCCGACAGTAACGGTTTTAGGTAATGGTGGGTTTAAATATATTGCAGGTGGAGAAATCCAGGGTAATAATTTGGCAGGTGGAACTACCCAGGGCGAAGATAGTAATTTCCCAACAGAAATAAACCTCTCTGTACCTCGATTATTAAGAATTACCCATGTTGGAGCAGCTGGAGGTTTTGACCTACAGTTAAGATTTGTATTTGCTGAGATAATATAGTATATTTCATAATAAAATATTTTAAGGAGACATAAATTGTCGCAAAAAGAAAAACAAAGTAAGTTATTAAAAGAACTCGGGAAGGGTCTCGGTTCTATAATGGGTAATGAATTTTCTATTGTATTAGAAGAGACATTAAAAAAAGAGATTGCTGAACCAGATTTTTTCCCACAGGAAAACTATTCTCAATTTGATAATCCTTGTGAAGAAAGAGCTAAAGATATTTTCTTATATATCCTTGACGAAATAAAGAGACGAGTCCAAGATGGGGTAAGTGAGAGTTGTAAAGTCTTCGGAGGCTGTATAGCAACTCACAGAAAAGAAAGCCATAACGACGATACTGCAGCAGAATTAACATTGGCTCTTGAGTCTACGGAGACAGAGAATCATGAAATTGTTGCTTATGCGTGGTGGATTTTTGATTAATAAATCAGTGAGGTGATTTTATGAAGATCGAACAAAAAATAAGTATCCCGTTGTTTATAATAGCAATGGGTAATTTAGTTAACATAATAATAAAAGATGGGACTTTTTTTAACTTTATTATATATTCAGCCCCATTTTTTATCTTTCCTATTTATCTTTTATTATCAAAAAAAGATATTTCTAACAAAGCAATGTCTAATGCACTATTAATATTATCCTTAATATCTTCATGGGTAGGGGCTAGTGCGAGTTTAATAAGTGCGACGCTTTTTTGTTTTGCAATGTATATCGAGACACCCAAGAAGCAACTTATATTCCGTGCTTATTTCTCTACTATAACAACCTCCCTAATGATTAGGTTGGCTCAAGAAGGATTTGATTCACTACAAACTTTTATTTATATTGCGGGGTGCTCTTTTATTTTTATAATATATCAACACTACATACATCCTAAAAAAGACATAACTAAAGTTATACAAAAGGACTATTTGATCTCTCCAGTGAAAAAAGAGGTCGTCGATATCGTACATTTAATAATAGAAGGTTGTGAGTATCACGAAATCAATGATAAACTAGAATTAAATATTACTGCTGACCGAGTTCGAAGGAAGGTCAATGAAGAGATTAAACGATTAGGTTTCAAGAATCGTGAACATATGATATTCTTTTTAACAGAAAAGGGTATAATTAAGTCTATTTCGTATGATTTGGACATTAAAAACAAAAGTCATGATATTTTGTAATAGTTCGATCCAGTCGGGCTATTAGTCACTGACTGTAGCTCGGCTTTTTTATTTTAAGGGATTGAACGAATGGCGAAAGAGAAAGGATCAAACGTGGATGCAGAGGTTAAAAACGAACTTTTACAAATAGAGATAAGGTTAAACAGTACTCTCCAAGATTTAATCGCTAAACTTTCGAGCAATTTAACTATAACGGTTGAAAAAGTATTTAATAAAGACATCGAACACATTAATGAGAAATTAAACCATTTCCAAAATAATCATAGAGAACATTTCGAGAACGATAAAGACCGCAGGAAAGATATTGATGATCTCGAAAAGCTTTTAAATAACTTAAGTACATCTATTCAAATTCAAGAAAAAACCAAAGATAAAATAGAAGAAAAAACTGATAGGAAGAAAAATACTAATTACGGTTTTATTGTAATGCTCTGTACTATTTTTATGGTATTAGGTGTTGTAGTAGGGTTTATAATATAACATATGGAGGATTGAACATGGGATTTTTAAGCGACTTTTTTAAAAGTGGAGCAGATGGGATACTATCTGGAGCAAGTGATATAATTGATAAATTTGTAGAATCACCAGAAAATAAATTAAAAGCAAAAAAAATGATGCTAGATGCTGAATCGGTTGCCAGAGAACAAGCATTTAAAGCTGAACAATCTTATTTTAAAGATAGGGCTTCGGCTCGTGAATTAGGTAAAACTGATCCATGGACTCCAAGGATTCTAACAATATTGTTTGTATTGGGTTATTTTGGTGTAACTATCTTTATGTTTTTAATGATGAAAGGAATGATAAAAGAAGAAAAGGTTATGGATAATTTTACAGTAGCTTTTATCTCTTCTATTTTTGGTTCATTTAATACATTTGTAGGGATGATTTTAGCATACTATTTTGGAGCTTCAAAAGGTGGAGATGATCAAGGAGCTAAAATTGCCGATAGTTTTAAAAGCTCAATGGAGTCTAAAAAAAAATGACAAATTATTCAAAAGGGATACCTTATCATTCCCAAGTTAATAATTTAGTTATTCCTCATGAGGCTTGTAATACAACATCTATTATAATGGGGTCAAAACAAGCTGGACACGAATGTAATTTTGGGGAAGGTCAACCAGAGGATGTATTAACAACATTATGCCTATCTAAAAAATATTGGTTGATGATGGATAATATTAATCCTAATTATAAAAAGGATGGATATAGGCCAAATGAAATACATGCTTGTTTATGCTCTGCAACTAATGAGCTTTTTGGTAAAGATATTGATGTGTTCTCAACAGAGGTTGCAGTCTCTAAAATAAAAGAGCATTTAGATAATGGTGGCGGTATTGTGTTATCTGGAAAATTTACTCTCCCAAATGGTAAAATATTAAATCATATTGTCTCTTTGGCTGGGTATGGTGACGATGGTTATTTAATAGATGATCCCTATGGAAATTTTAGAACTAACTATGCAGACCGACACGGGAATGATATTTTTATAACTAATGATGAATTCTTTACAATATTTAAAGGTTCAGAAGATTACAAGTGGGCGCATTTAATAGCCAAAGCTTGATAAATACTATATTATTACATATTAAAATTTAAGTGAGGATGGAACTATGAAAAACAGTAGAAGAGAAGGTCTTTTGTATTTTGAAACAAAAAAAACTTTTAAAGTAAGCATCGATGGTGGATTCGAAGAGCGAAATTCCGTTATCTGTCATGATGTGAATTCTAAATGTGAGGGTGCAGCTTTAGATATAGAACAGTTGTTAATATCAGCTATGTCTAGTTTAAAGGGGAATTCAAATCCCGATCCAGAGGCAGTTGAAAAGAATCAAAAAGAGGGCGAGGTATTTTTTAATAATGAATCTCCAGCGCATAAAGATGTTGAAGAACAGGCCAAAGGTCTAGAGTTTTCATTTATGATGAATACTGAGGTTAAAATTTCAGTGATTATAAAAGCATTTAAAGAAATGATTTTAGCAGGAGTAATCTCAACAACAGGAGATATCCTTATGACCGCATCTGTCTGGGATAAAATTAATATAAAAGATAAATCTTATATTTGTTTTATGTACTGCGCTTTTTTCGCCAATCCCTTGGAACGACTTTAAAATATGCGACGGTTGACGGCAAACCAGGGGTAATTAAAAGCAACCAAAGAATAACAGATGCGCTTAGAATTTCAACAGCATCCAAGGGAGGAATATCTTTCCAAGTAGCAAAAGATCTCCCGTTGTTCGAACGTCAGATTATAATAGCCGAATTAATTAGTATGAATAAAGAAATGAACAAGCACTAAGCCCTCTAATCGAGGGCTTTATTTTTGGGGTTTCCGTGATATAATAATTTAACAAAGGAGTTTTATCTTGAGCTTTAGTATTCAATATATTTATCAGATCGCAGATAAGTTCTCGGCACCGCTTAAAAAAATGGCTGCTGCAGGGAATAAATTTGACAAACAGGTAACTAAGATTCAAAAGGGTCTCGGTAAAATGGAGGCTAAATTTAAATCCGCGGGTTCTAAACTTGCGAATCTCCAAACAGGACTTGCTGCTGTTGGTGCAGGTGCGTTCCTAAAAGGAGCCATTGACGAATCAACCGCCTTTCAAAAATCTCTTAATATGACAGAGGCCGTCACGGGTTCTACGGCTCAGCAGATGGATATGTTGCGACAGAAAGCATTAGAGTGGGGATCACAAACACAATTCAGTTCAACTCAAGTTGCAGGCGCTATGGCCGAACTCGGGAAGATGGGAAATAAAACTAACGAGATAATATCTTTAATGCCTGGAACAATGGCACTTGCTGCTGCAGGTGAGATATCTATGGCCGAAGCTGCTAATTTTTCAATGGGTATTTTAAATCAATTCGGAATGGCATTAGATCAATCAACTCGTGTTGCTGATATTTTGGCAAAGGGTGCCTCTGGTGCTGCGACTTCCGTTTCTGGTTTAGCTGCTGCAATGAATAATACAGGTCTACAGGCTTCAATGGCCGGATTATCTATAGAAGATACAACCGCTGCTTTAATGTCCATGGCTTCTAAAAATATGGAAGGTGCCGAAGCTGGTACTATGATGATGAATGCATTAAAACAACTTCAAGTTATGCCGGATAAAGTTAGAAAAGGTTTCGAGGGCATGGGTATCGATATCGATAACTTTAGAGATGCTACTACTGGACAAATGACAGATTTCTTCGGTTTAATTGGCGCAATGAAAGATGCAGGAGCAACCGGTGCTCAGTTAGGTAAGATGTTCGATGTAAGATCTATGAAAGCAATGGCTATTCTAGTCGAAACAAATACTGCTGATCTTATGGGCTATAGAGATCAAGTTACCAATTCAACGGGAGCATCTAAAGAAATGGCTGATACTCTCAAAAAAGGTTTAACTCCAATGATAGAGTTCCAATCTATTATGCAGAATTTAAAAGTAATAGTTGGGACGTTTGTCACTGAGGCGATCAATCCATTACTGGGTAGATTTAATAAGCTTATGGGATTTCTTCAAACCAGTGCCCCCTGGGTATTAAAATTAGGAACATATTTCTTAATGGCCGTAACAGCTATCGGTGCAATAATTATTCCTCTAGGTTTATTCATGAGCGCAATATCCTCTATAATTGCAGGGGTAAAAATGGTTATAGGATTAACTAAAGTATGGACAGCTGTGACAAAAATAGGTGCTGTAATTCAAGCTGCTTTTAATGCTGTAATGGCCTTAAATCCTGTCGCATTGATAGTTCTAGGAATAGTGGCCTTAATAGCTGCAGGAGTAGCTCTATATAAGAATTGGGATGTTGTCTCTGCATTTATGATTAAAATATGGGATAAAATTAAAATGGCGGGTGCTGCTGTGTGGGAAGGATTAAAAACAGCTTTTACTCTTTATATAAACTTTGTTAAGGCAGTATTTTATACATTTGCAGATTATATATTAACGACCTATGGTAATATTTTTAAAATCATAATTGGTTTAGCTTCTAAAGTTGGTGGAGCTTTTGGATTAGATACCTCTAAACTTGACGGGATGATTACTAAAATGTCAGACCTGCAAGAATCTATAAGGGATAAATCTTTAGTCGGGGGATCTTCTATGCTATCCCCATATTTATCAAAGTCGGAAGAGGCTCCTATTCCTGGGTCTGGCAGGGGGGCGAATGCTAATGCTTCTGCTTCTGTTAGTGTATATACAGAGAAAGGGATGGGTGTCGTTCCGTTTAAAGCGACTGGTGATCTTGGATATCAAATGGAAAATAACTACATACAATAGGAGAGAATAGTGTCATATACAGAAGGTCAACTTCAAGGAAAATTTAAAGGCATACCTTTTGGAGTTCGAAAAGAAGTCAAACTTGACGTTGGACAGAAAAGAGTTAAACATGAATATCCTAAAACTTCTATAAGATATCAAGAGCCGATGGGAGTAAGTCCGTTCTCAGAATCTATTGATCTGTTTTTCTCTGGTGAGAATTTCAGAGATGATTTTATAAAATTCGAAAAGGCTATTTCTAATCCAGCCCCGGGAAGATTGTACTCTCCTACTTTTGGAGTATTTGATTCTATAGTTGCAGAGTTATCTTCTTTTACATCTGATCAAAAAACTCTAGGAGAAATTACAGCAACTATAATTTTTTCTGTAACAGTAGAAAGACCTGCGCCAATAGTTACTGAATCAACAAGATTTGATGTTGGAGAAGCTGCTCAATCAACAAGGGAGAACTTACAGGCCGTATTCGCTAATACATATACTGCACCTAAGACAGGAAATAATTTATCTACTGTTAGATCTGATATTAGAAAACTTGCAGATAGTGTTGCAGAATTTACAAATAAAGCACGAGAGGCTTCTATTTTTGTTGCTAGGGCGCAGAACTTAGTAGCGAATCCTGTAGCTTTAGCTAGTTTATTATTGAGTTCTACAGATCCGGTTGGATATCTTCAAGAATTGGCTTTAACTTATAGTGCTGTTGTCTCAGATGTTGGAACTCTTGTGGATAATAGCTTAAAAGGATTTACAGTATTATCTAATCTTGCAACAATCGGAAACGATCTAAGTGCAAGTATGAACGATATTATTTCGGGGATCATACCTAAAAAATCTATATTTTCAAAAACAACACCTGCAGACTTTGATGTAAATTTCTCTATCGCATTATGGAACAGCATTACAGCAGAGCGTAAAGATCGAAATATTAACAGACTCGCTTTTGTTGATATTTTTAGGGTTACAGGGCTTATTGGAATGATGGAAAGTGCATCTAATAAGAATTATACTACTACTCAAGAAATAGATAATGATACAAAAAAAATAGAAGAGTATTATCAAAATATAGTTGAGAATAACGAGACCAGCCCTGTTATTGCACAAATAAAACCAGACTTAGATATATTGCGAAATTTAACAGATAGTGTTTTAGAACAAAAAAAACAACAATCTTACACTGTTATAACAATACAGGTTGTTAGGCCTATGTCCGCATGGTTATTAACATATGAACTTTATGGAGAATATTTACAAACCGAAGAACAGCATACTTATATGTCAAATTTAATAACCGGGTTAAATAGATCACAGGCAAGCTATAGACTCGTTGGGGATGTGCAGGTGGTAGAAATTGGCGACTGAGTTAAGAGTTAACGGTAAAACATATAGTTTATTCAAGCAATTAGACGGGGTAAATTCTAAAGATACTTTTGCAGGCGAGGTTCGGATAATAGTAACCGAAGCTGTAAATAACAATTCACCTATTAAAATGGGGGATTTAATAGAAGTATTTCTTGATGGATTTCAAAGGTTTACGGGCTATATAGAAGACATAGGCGATACTTTAGATGCAGGTTCACATGATATATCTCTAACGGCTAGAGATACAGTTTGCGATCTAATAGACTCGTTTGTTCCAGCAAGTGTTAAGAGTCTTGAAGGTATTAGCACTTTTAAAGAGTTAGTTCAATTATGCATCTCTGGATTAAATTTAAATGGTAAAATAGGAGTAATCGATAATACAGATGCAACATTTACAAATACTAACAAAATAATAGCCGGAGAAACTGGTCAAAAAGTTGGTGCGTATCTACAGGAAAATGCTAGAGTATTACAAGTATTTTTAAATACTGATGGGAAAGGAAATGTATTAATTCAAAAAACAGGGACTAAATTAAAAACCCTCCTTCAAAATGTCTTAAATGCAACAAATAATAATATTAAAAAATCAACGATGAAGATAAATAATAGAGAGCGATTCCATACTTACAGGATATATTCTAACTCTTCTTTATCTACTGAAAGCGCCACTGTTAACGATTTGGATAACGAGGGTGAGGCTTTTGATAACGAGATTAGAGACACCCGGCTATATGAAAAGATTGCTGATAATCCTATGTCCTCAGACCAATGCAAGAAAGCTGCAGAAGAAGAGGCCAATATTAGACGTGCTCGATCTTTTAATTATAGTTGTGAAGTAGTTGGATTCTCTGCTAATACAGAATTATGGGAGCCAAACAGATTAGTATCTGCAATAGATTCTGGTAAAGGACTCAACGGATTATTTTTAATAAATACTGTTAAATGGTCGTCATCCGATGCGGGAGAGCTTAGTGTAATTTCATTAACATATCCAGACAAAACAGAGGTTCAAGCTAATCCTACAGCCATTACAGACAGAACAACTCAAGGATCATCGACATATGGAGTTCAAGCAGGAGACACCTTAAGTCAAATAGCTATTGATAATAATATTACGACATCTCAACTAGTATCAGCTAATCCACAAATAACAAATCCGAATCTGATATTCCCAGACCAACAAATTAAAATTCCTACAGGAGATCTATAATGAATTTTAAAAACATGTTTAAATTTGGTGTTAAGAAAAAAACCCTCTCTCCTAAATTAGTATCTGTTAAATTTCAAGGTAAAGAACAGCCTGCGCTTTTATTTATGCCTTACGGGATGAATTTTAATCCTAAAGAAAATAGTCTTGTGGGAATTTTAGCAGACCAAGGAAACGAATCTTCTTTATTTGCAATGGCGACTGATATTGAAAACAGAGAAGTGTTAGAGGATGGAGAGGTGTCTTTTGGAATTCCTGGATTAAAAAGTAAAATATATTTAAAAAAAGATGGAACAATTACTGTTGAAAATGAAAACGGATCTTTTAGTTTAAAACCTAATGGTCAATTCCAAGCAAATGGGTTCACGGTAGATCCATGAGTAAACTATTGGCAGTAGAAGGAATGACTCTAACAATTGATCCTCCCACAGTTTTAGGGACTATCGCTATAACAGGGTTACCAACGAATAAGGCCAAACAGGACGGAAGTAAAGTATATTTAGATGGATTGAGTGTATCTATTTCGGGTGTGACAAATCCCTCTGCTGGTGCTACTATTCCCGACCCTGTTCCAGCTGTAGGTAATATCAATAGTTCTGCAATAAAAACTAAACAAGACGGAACACTAGTCTTATTGGAAGGTGATGAAACAAGTACTATAACGTCCAATCCATTAATTCCTGGATTACCTCCAACACCTTCACCAGTTAATTATAAAGTAAAAATATCAGTAGCAGGACAATTAAAAGCTAAATCTGTATAGATTGATAAATTTAAGTTTTGGGTTTAATATAAGGTAATCGGGGGTCGAACTTTGAGGAACGATATGAGTATACAAGATTTTGAAGCAGTACAAGATAACGGCGCTGAATTTGATATGACTATAGATTATGATAATGCAGACTTCGGATCTGTAGAAGGATTGGAGACTGCTATAGATTTCCAGTTGTTCACTGATCAAAGAGTATCCAAATCAGAAGTTGCTAGAAAACAAGATCGTAAGGGCTGGGTTGGCGATATGCTAACTCGTAATAAAGGTTATCAAGTAGGATCTATATTATTTCTAAAAGAGCAATCTAGAGATACATTTTTAGATAGAAATGAGATCGCTGCACATTCTAAAAATTCCCTTGAATATTTAGTTTCAATTGGAGCTTCTAAAGAGGTTACTGCTCGTGTGATTGGTAAAAATATCGAGGGAACCATAGTTAATGACGATAACGAAATAAGCAGATACAATAGATTATGGAGGGCAACTAATGCCACTTAGTATTAAAACTTTTACAGACTTCGCTAATCTTATCGCTGGAAAATTTAAAAAAGAGATTCCAGGAATAGATCCAACAATAGAGGCTTCTTTATCAAGAGCATCAACAGTTTCTTCTGCAGCTGCTGCTGTTTCTTTGCAAGAGGGTGCGATTGATGTTGTAAAGCAATCTTTTTTACAGACTGCCGATGATGAATTCTTAGAATTAATTGGAGAACCAAACAAGACAACTAGATTTGACCCACAAGCATCTACGGGCTCGGCTTCCGTTGCGGGAGTATTAAGCGAACCTGTACCACAAGGAACATCGTTAATTTATGCGGGAAATGAATATTTAACTTTAATAGCTAGTAGTGTCCAAGAATACTCTGGTGATATTGATCTTTCTTTTTCTGCTGGAATTGTAACTGTAGAAACTGAGCTTCCGCATACTTTAGCCTCTGGGTTAAATGTTATTATAGCTGGAGCGGTTCAAACTGATTATAATGGAACCTTTGAAATAACAGTCTTAAACGATACTACATTTATTTATGAGTTAACAGCAGGTTCACTTGGTACAGATACCGGGACTTATTCATCAACGTATGCGATATTGGCTATACAATCCTCTGAAAAAGGTGAGATTCAAAACATAGCCCCAGGTGGTGCCTTATCTATAAATGTTACTAATATTAACGACACGGCATATGTTGGAGCCGGTGGGATTGTTGATGGGCGAGGTACTGAGGATATAGAAGATTATAGAGATAGAGTCGAAGAAAATTATAGTATAACACCTGGAATCGCTTCTCCTCCTGCAATAAAATCTAGCGCAAAGGAAATTGACGGAAATACTAGGGTTTTTATTATAAGGCCTGTTGGAGGTGTAACTGGTGGAACCCCTGGAGAGGCTGGATATTATCCGCAACCGGGCGAAACTGTTATTTATATATTACGAGACAATGACCCGTCAATTATTCCAACGACAGAAAAATTAACACAAACTAAAGATAAAATAATCTCAGATGGTCACTGGCCTACATTTATCTCTGATGAATTTTTATATCTAATAGCTCCAATTTTAAAGGCTATAGATTTTAATTTTACAGCGATATCTCCAAATACTGTTACAATGCAGAATGCTATTAGAGACCAACTTGTCGCATTTTTCGAGGATAATGCAGATATTGAAGGGACTATTTCTTTAATTGAAACACTAGATCCTTTTTTAAGAACAGTACAAGATCCATCTACAGGACAATTATTATCAAGTTTTACATATACTTTACCACCTGGGGATATAACAACTGTTTCTGGAGAGATAGCTGTTAGAGGGAGTGTAACTTTTGTCTAAGGGAATTAATTCATTTCAAACTTTCAATGATAAAGAATCTCAAAACTATGTTGCTGCACATTGGCCAAAGGGTAAAATGTTCGGTAAGAAATTCACTAACTCGTCAATTATATATAAATTGATATTGTCTATATCTACTTTTATTAAGATAGCAGTTGGGGATTTATTAACACTTGCTAGAAATAGAGATATAGATCAAGCCGACGAACTTTTAACAGAGTGGGAAACTTCTGTCAAAATTCCAGAGGAAATTCCAAGACGAGGCACTACTACAGGAAGAAGGGATGCTGTAAAGTGTTTAGTTAGTAAAATACCTGTATATAATTTTAGTAACGAGTCAGTGGATGAATGTACAACTTTCGAGCAT